TAGCGTAGCGTCTCGTGGGCTCGGAGATGTGTATAAGAGACAGGCATAAAGAGTTGGTTGATTCTGGTCATCTTGATGATCAGCAGAAAAAAGAACTTACCCAGTACAGAGTTGCAACTGCTATCGGTAACCTAGACAAGGGCAAATCTGTATGGCAGAAAATAAAAGATTTCGTATCCAAGCCGAAAGATATGATCAAAGCCGGTGTTAAAATGTTCCATGCGGCATCGTTTGAAGGAAGAGAAATGGCTAGAGATACCATGGCTGCTATCAGGGGTATTAAAGGAGAAGAGAACAGAAAGAATGAGCAGGCAGATGCAGAGCACCATAAATTAATGAATGATTGGAATAGCATCCCTCATCAAGATAAAGTAAACTTCATCCTTAGCATTGAGAACCCGAAGATGTATGGAGATGCTACTCCTGAATATAAAGCCATGGCTGATATGTACCGCCAGCGTATGGATGATGTATTCGATATTTTAAGCAAGATCAAGGATGTTCCATACACCGAAGATTACTTCCCTCACTTCTGGGAGAAACCAGATAAAGCAGGTGCTCACTTTGCAGCAGTGCATGCGAAAGCACCATTAGAGGGTAATAAATCATTCTTGAAGCAGAGGTTCTTTGCTGATATCCTTTCCGGATTAGAAGCTGGTTATAAGTTGGCAACTGACAACCCAGAAGAAATGGTACGTTTGGCTGAGACCAACGCCTGGAAGTTCGAGGCTGCTCATAAGGTGTTTAAGGAAATGAAGAGGGACGGCCTGTTGAAATTTTTCAAGACCGGTGGTCAGCCGGAAGGATGGCAGTTGGTGGAAGATCCTTTGTTTAAACGTATGAGCAGCTTTGTTACGGAAGAAGGCACCGCTAAATCAAGTTCTGGTGGGTACTATATGCCAGAGCCTGTAGCTTATGTGGTTAATAACTACCTGAGTCGTGGATTCGCAGGTAAAGGCGTGATCATGAAGAATGCCTTCCAATCAGCAAGAGCATACAACAACGTTAAGAACTTGTTCCAGTTAGGGTTTGGGATGTTCCACTTAACTACCACAACCATGGATGCTACCGTAACCGGTGCCGCTGAGGGGGTTAGGTTACTTACTGCAGGCAAGCCAAGCGGATTTGGACAGTTACTGAGTTCGTTGGCTGTTCTTCCTAACATAGGCAAAACTCTGTATGTTGGCGATAAAGGCATCAAATCGTACAGGCAAAAGGGGATAATGGATGAATCTGTGCGTGGGATGATCGATGCGAACGCAAGAACCGGTTTAAGCAAAATATACACTCTTGATTCATATTACAACCTGAAGAAAGGGATTGGTAAACTCAGAGCAGATAAAGATTTTTCACAACTGCCGGGAGTCGTTAAGAACCTTGTGCTCACCATCCCTGAGATTGCCGCCAAACCATTGATGGAATGGTATGTTCCCCGCCTTAAAGTGGGAGGTATGATCAGGACCGCAGAGAACGAAATTATCATGAAAGGTGGTCGCGGTGAACTTTCTTCCAAAGATATAGCCAGAATATACCAGAAGGCAGGTGATTCCATGGACGATCGTTTAGGACAGATGGTTTATGATAACCTATTCTGGGATAAGACCATGAAGGATATGGCGTTCCTTACCATCCGTTCATTCGGTTGGACAGGTGGTACTATCCGGGCCTTTGGTAAAGGAACACTGGAAGCACCTGAGTCAGCTAAACGGTTACTGAAAGGAGAAGGGCTTACCTCAAACACAGCCTGGTTACTTACGCTTCCTGCCATGGTAGGTACTTACGGAGCAATGTACCAATACATCATGACAGGCAAGAAGCCAGAAGAATGGCGTGATTATTTCTTCCCTAAGGACGGTACAAAGAACGCTGACGGGACAGATCACAGGGTTTCTCTTCCTTCTTATATGAAGGATGCATTCTCATATGCAAAAGATCCTGGTAAAACATTGGCTGACAAGACATCCCCAATTATTAATGAAGTGATCAGTTTGTTTGAGAATAAAGATTTTTATGGAACTGAGATATATTCTGGCAATTTGATTGAAAAAGGAGTTGATATCTTAAAGTTTGAAGCAGAATCTTTTATTCCATTCTCTTTCAAACCACAGAGTTCTTCCGAAAAGGAACCATCACTGAGGCAGAAGGTAGAGCAGAAGTTTGGTATCATGCCTGCTAAAAAAGAATTTCAACAAACCGCTATACAGAATAAAATCTCAGTGGCAGCACAGAAATCATTCAAGGATGAGGTTAAAACAAAAGCGGATGCCGAGCGTATATCTGCCCGTAGAGAACTCAGGAACGACTTATTTGCCGGAACAAAGTGGAAAGACATTCCTAAGGAAGTGAGGGATAAAGCTAGGCTTACCAATAACGGCCAACAAGCATACATCAGAGATGCCAAGCTGAACCCTTACCATAGAATCTTCCGCGATCTTCCTTCCGAGCAACAGCTGAAGGTGTGGACAGAGATGAAGCCTGAGGATAAAAAAGAATATAAACAATACATCAACAGGGTATCATCGTTCATAAACCTGGCTAGGACAAAGCCGGAGTTCTTTGATACCCCAGAACTCAAGGATGCTTATAAGGAAATCACTCATCATGACCTTCCTAAGGAGAAATAAACATTTTCCGATAAAATAGGTATTTTTGGTAAACTCTACTAAAATGTTCACTGCAAACTACTCTGTATCTCAATCAGCAACCGGCACAACTGGTTATGTTACCGATACAAGCGATTATACTTCTGAGCCGCACAATACATTTGTTTCCAGAACATTGAATATTTACGATGTTTATGGGAACAACCTAGGGCCAGGGTTGTGGCCATTTACTGATGGAGATACATACCCATTTGCAGTTACCCCATGGGATTTATCACTTAGAATAGAATTAAAACTAGTTTCCAGCGCTCCTGTTACTGGTAGTGTATACACGAAGACAGGCATAGCAGTGCTCACTGTTTTATCATACTTGTTTGGCGTGGCAATCGCACAGAATATTGCAGCCAACCCATCTATCGTTAACCAAGTTGGATATCAGGACGCTATGTCTAGATTCTGGACTGACCTGAAGAATGCGGTTAATATGGGTAGCTACTCCCAACAACAGCTTGCCCAAACCTTTCTGGATGATATTTACTACCTGTACCAAAACAAAACAATATTTTTCGGATGATACCATCAACTACCATAACACTGTGGGGCGAACTAGCCAAGATCAGCGGAGGTTTATCCGGTGCCGATAATAAGGTGAAGGCTATGCTTTCTGATGGTCCGGGTGAGGCTGATATTCGCACTGTGTTCCTGCTTAATTTTTACTCAGACATGATTGACTTTGCTGCAGCAGTACTTCCAGGATCTGCAGCACTGAGCCAGATTGCGTTATATGCATATTCTCTTTGTGGCGAATATATCCCGAGAGCAGTTGAGATTGTAAGTGGCCAGACAGGCGTTATTGTGGTGAACCCCGGTACGAACGTATCGTCCTTTGTCAACTATCAAAGCGATTTCGTTGTTGGGGATGTCGGTGCTCCTATAGCCGCAGGAGACACATCGTTCACCATTAACATTGGTAAGAACAGGGTATGGAGTAACCAGAGTGTTACCGTTAGCCGAGATCAGGCTATTCTTCCTCAGGATAAGCCTGGGTACGTAAGCTATAGTGCCATATACGATACCGTATCTGGTTTAGTCACCATTACATTCACCGAGGCTGTGCAAAATTCACAACTTTACATCATAGCATTTAATTACCTAGTCATTTTATCATGAAAAAGTTTTTACTGATCCTTACGTGCATCTGCATTTCCTTTTTGGCAAAATCTCAGGTGCCGGCAGGAGCGGCATCTCCTAAATCACCGTCTGGCTTTGCTGAGTATGGGTACCTACTTACCGATAGTGCTGGAATCGCTGCTAAAAGAGATACATCTTGGAGTCCAAAGTATACAGGATCTTGGGTTTACTGGCAGAATCCAGGCGTTGACTCTGCCTTCTGGGTATTTAACGGGAAGGCTACCGGGAAGAGATGGGATAAGGTTGTGATCGTAAGCGGAAGTTATTCCCCAGGCACAGGTACGGTTACAGCTGTTATAGCAGGAACTGGCATGAACTTCTCAACCATAACATCGTCTGGTCAGGTAAAAGCTGATACGCTTGTATTATCAACAAGACTTCATGTTGATAGCGTTGCTATGCGTAAGGTTAATTACACAGACACGGCAGCAATGCTAAGTGGTTATGCAAAGACAGGTAATGTACCTGCACAATTTAATTTATCAGTAAATGCACCAATAGTTAAGTCAGGTACTTACCCTAATATTACTGTATCAGCAGATACAGGTAGGGCAGTAGCAGAATTAGTTACGGGTGGTTCTTTAAATAAAGTAAGGGATAGTTTGCAAGCCAATATAACCGCAGCGACAAGCGAAGTAAGTTCATTTGGATTTACTAATGCAAACGGTATTTCAGGTATAGTAACTAACCCAACATCAACCCCAAATCTTACATTAAGTTTAGGGGCTATTACACCAACATCAGTATCAGCAAGCGGTGGAATATCATCTGCTACTTTATATTCAAGTGGGACTATATTAGCAGGTAATACTATGGCTTTAGGTGGTGCTACTATTATTCCAACTACTGGGTTAAATATGAATAGTGTTAGTGGTACATTAGGTAGAGGTGTAGATGTGCAAATATCAGGCACAAGTTCAGACGCTAATTATGCTTATATAGGGGCATCAGTTGGTGCTGCAACAGGGGTAAATTATGGTGCTTATTTACGTGCAGAAAATTCTTCTGCAAATAACTATGCTTTATGGACTGAAACGGGTAATGTTTATTTCGGTTCATTACCTTTTGGGTCGGCAGGAACAGACTCCTTATTGGTAACAAGTGGTGGTGTAGTGAAAAAGATAGCTGCTTCTTCTTATCCTTTATCATCATCAGTAGTTAAATATACTGATACTTCATCAATGTTATTACCTTATTTAAGGAAAAGTGATACTGCATTTATGATGAGTAATCACTTGCTTATTTCAGATACAGCTAATATGCTTGCAAGGGGATGGTTGGCTAACCGTTCAAAAGATAGTATATCTGTTTTAAGAGCATTAATAAATACTAAGGGTGCAGGTACAGTAACATCCGTAGGGCTTTCTTTACCATCCTTTATAACAGTATCAAGTTCTCCTATTACAAGTTCAGGAACAATAGTAGGTACACTTGCAACCCAAACCGCTAATAGAGTATTTGCATCAGCTACAAGCGGTTCACCTGCACAGCCTACTTTTAGGTCATTGGTAGCAGCAGATTTACCCGACCTTTCGGGTTCTTATATAGTAAATGGTAATTCTCAACAAACAGCAGACTTCAACATTAGCGGCAACGGTGTAATAGGTGGTAAACTTGCTTTTGCTTCAGCTTCTTTATCAGATGCAACTTTAATAAACGCAAGCGGTGGAAGTACGGGATATTCAAGGGGATTTGATTTGAATATAAACCCAACTACTTCTGAAAATAGAGGTATATCATTAGGGGTGGGAGGTACTACTACGGGAACAAATTATGGTATTTATTCTTCGGTATATGGCGGTAGATATAATTATTCTTTCTATTCATACAGAGGAAACCAAAGATTTACAGATACTACGTTCATGCCCGATAGTGGCAGAATATATATCGGTTCATCGGGTTATTATTCAACCAATACAGCCGTTCAGGTTTCAAGGTTACTAAACGTATCAAATTTTCCGTCAAATTCGGCACACGCATTTAGTGATGCATCGCAATTTGATGTACCAAATGCGCCTTACGCAAGCTATGACGCTGCATTGAGATTTTACTATCATGGCGGTTCGGGTTCGCCTCACGAACACTATAACGGGTTTCAGTTTGCCCCGTCAACACTTGGTACACCTGTTTATATAGGAAGATTAACAGGTTTATATTCGGGAACGCATAATATGACTGATGCCGTAATTACTAATTTCTTCGCTACTGTTTATGAGGACACAACACACTTCGCATCCGTTCCTACTGATAGAAACTTTCTGTTATATAGTACAAATCCGAATGGGGGAAGAATACAGACACTTGGTGCATTGGATATATCTGGTAAATCTTATTTGAGAAATATGTCAAATGGCAGTAGTTCAGATAGTGTTGTTACTGTGGTTAATGGAGAATTAAAAAAGATTGCACAAACATTTGGAAGTGGTACTGTAACAAGTGTTGCAGCAGGAATAGGAATGAGTTTTACTACTATTACGGGAAGTGGTTCTGTTAATGCAGATACAACTGTATTATCTACAAAAGCAAATGTTACAGCATCTTTATTGCCTAAATTAAATCTATCCGATACGGCTTCGATGCTAAGTAACAGACTTAAAATAAGCGACACACTAACAATGCTATCTCCTTATTTAAACGATGCTTACAATGGTCTAACCAAATCAAGTAAAAAGGTAAAATTAGGAGGGTTGCTTACTGAAAACACAACCATAACGGATAGCACATTCTCAATGTTATTTACTAACACCAAAAAAATAAACAATTCAAGCAAATTTGGGCAGAATGGTGAATTGAATTTATGGGGGGTAACAGCAGATGATAATACCCAACTTTTGTATGCAGGTAACTACGGTTCACTATCGGTTAATTCAGCAGCTACATACAACCCATATTACAACGGTATTTACACAGCTAACGCAGGTATTACTTACTATAATAACGCAGGGAATATAGGTGGTTCGGTTCCAGTTAGTTCAGCAACAGCATGGGGCTTATTTGCTAATACAGGTAACATAGCAAACGCAGCAGGAGTTCATGTAAAAACACCAAACCAAACAGTAGGCGGTACGACAGTAACAGGTAAGACAACAACATACGGAGGTATAGTAATAGATAATTTTAGAGATAGTTCAAGTATCCAAAGTAAGTTTCAAAACCTATACGCTATAAATCAAAAGGGAGCGCATGACACATCATTATTCAATGGTATAATCACAGGTAATATAATCAACGCTACTACATTAGGCGGTACTTTATCAACAGCAGCACAACCAAACATTACAAGTGTGGGGATATTGAGTAGTATTAATTCATCAGGGGCATTATCAGCAAATACAGGAACATTCACCACATCAACTAATGGACAGCTAGTAATTAATCATACAAATACTTCTGGAACAAGGGAGGGAGATATATTATTTACAGAGAATGGGACTAATAAAGCATTAATTAGAAGTACCACAGGCGGTAATTCATTTGCTTTTTATGATTATGCTTTAGGGGCTTACCCCCTTATATTATCATCAACAGGTACTGCAACATTTTCTAGTTTAGCGGGTAGCGGAAGTAGGGCTGTATTAGCCGATGCTAGTGGGGTATTATCTGCCCCTGTATCAGATAGAAGTGTAAAAGAAAATATTAAACCACTTTCATTTAGCACTAACGATTTTATGAAGTTGCGACCTGTATCATTCACTTATAAAAAAGGGTGGCAGAATTACGGGACAGGGAATCAGATAGGATTTATTGCACAAGAAGTAAAAGAGGTATTACCTAACAGTACATTCACTACACCATCCACAGGTAAAATGGGTTACAATGAAATTGACATGATACCCGTATTAGTTGACATAGTTCAGAAACAACAAAAAAAAATGGATGAATTGAAAGCCATGAATAAAGCATTATTACAAAGAATTATTAAATTAGAAAATAAGTGACCAGGTATCAAAAGGTAATGATCATTGTGGTAGCTTTTATTATAGTAACTGCCTTCTTATATGTGATAGCTTCTCTTATTAAGATTTATGCAGATAAATAGGTAATAAAATCAAATTAACAAAATGTAAAATCACCGAAATTTTCAGTAATTTTTCGGTGTATAACCCAAACCAAGCACTATTACCTTCGTAAAATTTAATAAGCAATGGAATTCAACATGGAACAGGTGGTTAAAAATCTTCAAGATGATTTCTCTCAGATGAGGCAGGACTTAACTATGATAAAAGATGCATTGATAGGAACGGAGTATAACGAAGATGGATTTGTTCATAGGGTTAAGAAGCTAGAGGGGAAAGCAGAAGAAACTGATAAATATATCAGAAGCGAAAAAGACCGCCTTATTGCCAGAGACCAGCGTGAAAAAAGATGGGCACTATATGCCGGGATGGTAGGCGTTTTGATCACAGTAATTTCAATTGTTTGGTCATATAATTCACACAAATAAAACACATATAAATGGATACTTCAAACATTAAAGACACGCTCACGACCATATTTGGTGTGGCGGCAGCGGTATCAGGCAGCATTTTAACAGCGGCATCTAGCGGTTTACATATACCAGCATCGGTGCAAGCCATCTGCGGTGTATTGGCCGCTGTATCTGTTGGAGTGATTGGGTACCTTACTGGGAAGGCACCTAACGCTACTAAAAAAACAGATTCCCAGGCTGCTGACGGTAACACAAAATAATACCTATGAAAACATGGAAGGACGTGTCTCCACCATGGCAAAAGATCATACTTTTTACATTGCTATCAGCGTTAGTAATCGCATTACTTTGTGCATGCAATACGGAAAAGAAAATAGCCAGGGATGACCAGAAATCTGTGGATAGGGTAAATGCAAAAGCCCCCCTTCAAATACCAGTTGTTAATGCTTATCTGCAAGGTCATCCTATAGATACCGCTACCAAGATCATACTGTCCCCTGGAAAGGAAATTATAGTCCACCAGACCAAGATTGTTAAGGATACATCTGGACGGCAACAACTGATCGATTCTGTAAAGAAAGCACACGAGAACGAGTTAAACTGTGGGCAGGCCGCTGCAGATGCGTACGACCTAGGTTGGGACGAATGCGAGAAACAATACCTGGCTAATAAAATAAAAGCTAAGTGCCCTCCGGATACCACTAAGTTGTCATTCATGACCAGTGAGACAAGGCGATGGCAGGATAGCTTTCATTTAAAAGATAAAGAAGGTGCAACAAAGGATGGCGTTATCCAAACATTACATACAAACGTAGCAGACGGTAAGAAAGAGATAAACCGGCTGATGTGGTTTCTTATCGCAAGTGTCGCTATTCTTATTTTGTCCCACGTAGCTAGAAGTTATATGTGGAGTGCAATCTTATCAGTTAAAAATTTATTTAAAAAGGCTTAATATGAAATACTCTCCAGTTGATATAGCAAGGCAATATTTATTCGTTAGGGAAGCTAGCCCGAATTCTGGAAACAGGGTAGAGGCTATCCAAAAGTGGTGTGGCGGGTTGAAAGGAGAGTCATGGTGCTGCTATTTTGTTACAATGGTACTTGATATATGCTTTGAAGGGAAGTCTATAATACCAAGACTTGGCGCATGTCAGGATGTATATGATTTGGCAAAGAAAAATAACTGGATCACCGCCAAGCCAGTTAAAAATGACCTGTTCGTTTATGTGGATGCTAATGACCATGCTCACCACATAGGGATAGTGACAGAAGATGGCGGTAAAATTGGTATAGCCGGTAACACAAGCGAGGACGGGAATAGTTCGAACGGGACCGGCACATTTGAGCATTCAATATCCACAAACCCAAAGTCTGTTAAGTATATACGTTACCCAAGATGATTGTTACAAATGAAAAGTATACTTTTATCCAGCAGTTATACAGCTATGGTTTTAAAGAAGACCCCTTTGTTGGTTAAGGGGTCTTCTTTTATTAAAGTCCTAATCCGTAAAGTTTCGTTATTTTGTATGAAAATAATATCAAAGTGAGCAACAGACCATTTACCACACCGGATTTTGACGCTTTACTGAGCATGCAGTTTGATGTTCCTAGCGAAAAAAGAAAACCCGAATACGGGTTGAGGGTGTCAGAACAGATGTGGAATTTTGTTTCTTTTGGCAACAATGGGTATTATCAACAACGATACGAGCAGTGGAACTTAAATGAACAATACGCCAAGGGTACCACCAGTAACAAGGAATTTAAGCCGCTGATGGGTGTAGAAGGTAACCAATCGTTAATTAATATCGATTGGCAGTTGATCAAAGTAATACCAAGATATGTTCAAAATATATTAGGAAGCTTTCTTTCCCGCGATGAAATACCTTCAGTAAAAGCTACCGATGCCCTAGCCCAAAAAACAAAGAAAAGAGAGAAAGCCATCTCCCAGATGTACATGGAGGAGCAAGAGAAGATCAGAGCACTGGAACAAGCAGGCGGTATCAAGATTGCTACAGGGTTTGTTCCGGAAGACGAAGATGAGCTGGATATCTACTACAAAATTGAATACCGGTTGCCTGATGAGTCCTTCTTTGAAGAAACTACCGCTCAGATCATAGAGAACAGCGGCAAGGATTATTTAAAAAGAAGACTGTGCCGCGATGGTATCATTACCAACCTGATGGCCACCAAGCTGATCAAGCTTCCAAAACAGCCAGGCAAAACATTATCCAACAGATTACGCATCAGAAGGTGCAAGCCAAAGAACTCTGTTTACAATATTTTTGAGAATGAGAACGGTAGTGACGTATCAATTTTTGGTGAAGCCTATCCATTAAAGATTTCTGAAGGCAGAAGGTTATATCCTAATGTCGATGAGAAAACATGGTTTGAATTAGCCCAGGTTGCCCAGACAGGTCTTAACCAAACGGATAGCCTTACTTGGTACGAATCCTATATTTCTTCTTTCAACCGCCCGTATGACGATTATTCGATCCTCGTGTATGATTACGAGGTAAAAGTATTTGATCAGGAATATCACGTTGAATTTAAGCGTGAGGATGGTTCTATGGGTCTCCATCAGAAGAAAGGTAAACCTGGACCATCTGCGACCACCACACCGGTTAAATCAGACATGGTTAATATTTACTGTGGCGTATGGGCAGTTAATACCAAGGTGATGCTTAAATGGGGTATTGCCGAAAACATCCTTCGTCCATACCAAAACGGGGTGGATGCGTTTTTAAACTACTCTGTCGTTTACCCGGATGCAGATGGATTTTATGTTCCTTCCTTACTAGAGCGTGGCATTCCTTGCGTTCGTGCTATGATCATGACCGTTCTCAACATTGAGAAGATGGTGTCTCAGATGAAGTCAGATGGTCTTGAAGTGGATATCGCACACCTACATGATCTTGATATCGGCACGGGGCCACTGAACCCACTCCAGCTTCTGAAAGTTTATGATCAGACAGGTCGTGCATATTATGATTCTACCGATACTACCGGTACCGGCTTTGGTGACCAAGGCAAGTCTCCTTTCCGCGAGATAAAGACAGGCGGGAATGCTGCTCAGATAAATATGCTTATCGCTCTCTATAATTTTTGGCTGCAGAGGCTGAATGATGAGTGGGGGGTGAATCAAGATAGTTTGGGAGGTATAGTTCCGGCTAAACGAGGTAAGAGTGTAAATGAAAGCCAGGTTAACGCAGCTAATAACAACACTGAGTATATCTACGATGCATATACCGAACTGATGGAGCAGAACGCCACCAAGATTGCATACGCTTTGTGGGATATGATCGTTCTGGAAGGTGAGGAATATAAAGAAATGGCAGGCATCTCCAGAGAGATGATGGATGCCACATACGATGTGAACATCAACATGGTATCTAAGGCTGCCGATGCTGAGATGGTTAAGATGATCGTAGAAGAATCGATCGCTGCAAAAACACTTTCTCCTGCACAGGGTGCGAAGATTTACAAGATGCCGCTTAAACATGCTATCCTGTATCTGGAACAGAAAGAGAAACAAGCTGCTAAGAAAGCTAAACAACAGCAGCAGATGTCAATGGAGATGAACCAGAAGATTCAGGAGATGTCTACTCAGACTAAGACCAAGGGTAAGATTGATGAGATTGCTGCTCAGGCTCAAGCTAAGGTTCTTATTGAGAAGGCTCGCGGCAATACTGAATCATACAAAGAGGTGGTTAAATTAGTAGCTAAGGTGTACGAAGATGCGATTGCTTCTGGCGATCGGGCTAGTTTGGATAAACTTACCCCACTGATGGATTATATCATACAGGCTACCGTTGGGCAGCATGAGCAGGATAATCAACCTCAACAGCCTCAGGGTCCGCAGCAAGGCCAGGAGCAGCCACAACAACAAAATCAAGCAGCGTAATGGCACCCATCAACCCAACCGATAGTACAAAAATATCTGACAAAATACGTCAGACTATGGCTGTTAAGCCGGATAAGGCAAAGACTGCTGATAAACCATTGACTAAGGCCGAGTTCATGGCCAACACGGCCGCTAGTAAGCCTGCTCCTAAGAAATTAAAAATATCCGATCTGAGAGAGGTGGATGCCGCTACCGGCTTAAAGGTTGGCGAGCAAAACAAGATGGGCACTTCCGTTGACCCTATAGTAGTAAAGAAAATAGTTGCCGCAGCCAAAAAGCATGGTGTTGACCCAGCAACTGCTTTAAGTATAGCACTTAATGAGACAAGCTTGAACCCAAAGAATGGGTACATGGGCAAGGATAACTACTTTATGCTTAACACGACTGATGAGTTGCCTAACAAAGAGAATGTGATGCACTCCATAAAGGATGTTGGAAGTATAGAGACCTTCATGAAAGTGTTTAAGCATAAGATGGAATACTCGGCCAAACTTGGAAAGACAACCGAAGAGGACCTCATCCAAGGATACAATGGTTACGGTAAATTAAAGAATACCGGTAACCTATATGGCATGAAAGACCCTGTGATTGATTTCGCTAAGAACCCTGTTTATGGTAAGAAAATAGTAGACCTCAGGGAAAATATTATTAAAAAGTCACCAGAGATCATGGCGATGCTTAATGACGAATAGTTACGCATTCATTGAGTACAGGTTGATCACCTTCCTAGCTTTAGGTTTTTCTTTTTTCCTCTGTTGAAAATCACCCATGATATTTAAGAGCATCATCATGAACCCGATAACCTGGTCATATTTTGTCCGGTTGGAAGGATCAAATTCTTTAAGTTCTGCGAGCAGGCCCGGATACCAAATTTTATGGCAGTATTTTTCTATGTATAAAACAGCCAATTCAATTTGCTTGGCAAACACGAATGGATCGGCAGAACTTGCACCGTATCCCATGTCTTTATCTGAGTTCTTCCTTGTTTGATCAATAGCCACATCCGGTTTTTTACCTAGCATCGGTAGACAGTTGGCATCCATGAAATTCGGCATAGTGTTCCCGAAGTATTTAATGAATTCCTGGGTGGCATCCTTTTCCACGGTGATCGTACAGCCAAAGTACAGGGAAGAAAGCAATAATTCCCGCCAAAATAATTCAGTCAGCTTAGGTCTCCCAATATAAAACGCCACAGGGTCTCCACCCTCCTCATCCTCATCTTTACTAATATCCAGCTTCCTTCCTATCCAGATCGTTCCCTTTGACCCCAATTCGACCGTTTTATCGAATCTGTATGTATCTGACCCGCCACCGTAGTTGTGCCCGTTTAGCGGCCTTACAATGCCATAGCCATCCATGGTGAATTTATTGGATTCCCCATCGTTAAGGGTCTTCCTCATGTACCATTGCCCAGCTTTGTCATCATGGAATTCAACTTTCTTTGAGATCAGGTTGTAAACGAACTTACCCCTTCTCAAAGGTTGGGGGTTTTCTTTCATGACTTTCTCCTGTGCCTCTATGTTCGCCAGGTTGAACGGGGACACGATATCACCGAAGTCGAACATGTGGCTTTCCTGAGTGGGATACATCCTCTTTTCCTCAGAAATATCATCATCGTCCTCCAGAAGGCTCAACCGGTGCTCCAGGTACTTCTTGGCACCCATTATCAAATATTCTTCAGGCACACGCTCAGATGCCTCTACTTCTAGATTTTTTTGCTTCAGATATTCTAGCGTCTCCTCATCTGGTGGTTCAATAACACTTTCGCCATACTGGTCGATAAACCCACCCAAGCCATCGTATGCCGGCTTGAAGTATTTAACCATCTGCTTAGGAAGCTTATTGATGGCGTATTTGAATTGATCAGCGAGTTCGTAAAGTTTTTTGAAGTTATTACCACCTTGGTTTGGTGGGTTGACAGTAGATGGGAAATAAGCAAAACCTACCCTAGCGGCACCACGAACCAACACCTGCTTTAAGATTGACCAGTACTTACTGATATCCATTTTGAGCATCTTACCACCTTCGTCCACCAATACGAATGACCAACGACCAGAGTCATAGGCATTAAGGGTGGTATCCCTTTTGGTAATGATACCATTCAAACCCTTCCTTGACGTATCAGCAACGCCTTTTTTTGTCTTGCTTTTAGATGGTCTTCTCAGCACAATCTTTTCCTGAGGATCTTCCGGACCATCGGTAACAGGTCTCAGGAAAATTGGTAATCCCTTGAATCCTGGCACGATCATGTTGGTAAACATATCCGATACGTCAGCACCGGTCTTTGATATGTTACCAATCCTTTTGTTTGCAGAAAATGTAGCTATATGTGTCTCAATACAGGTACCGTGTGAGGTAGCGCCTTCCCTTCTAGCCTTGCCTCTGATAATTGCCGCGATGAATGGGATATTATAACAGAACTGAAAGAACAAGAAAAACAACCTGTCACACTCACGGTAATCTGGTCTTCTTCCATCCTCCAAAGTCCAGTAGGTAAGCCAATAATAGTACCACATGTTTAAAAACTTGGGCACCCCCTTGACCATGATCCAATGTCCTTTCTCACATTTATCTAGTTCTTCATTGGCGTATGCAAGTTGTTCTTTTGTGTAGATAGGATCACCATCAGAATCAAACCTGATGTTCTCGGCTTCCATGAACTCTGGTAATTCCCGCCTGCGGAAGTACTGCTTCTTCTTAGGTAGATCATGACCTTCGATGGTGCTCAGTTCTGGCACATCTGGTATCTCACCTTCGATTCCGTATATGGTTATTTTTTGCGGCATAATAAAAAAGCCCCGCTCGGAAAGATGCGGGGCCGACCGTATCGGTCCTTATATTTTGTGATTAATCTTCTTCAAATCCGGTAACCTTAAAAGCATTAAGCTGCTTACCAAATGTTTCGCCATCAGATGTCATAGCAAATTCGCTCAGAGCATCTACCGGTGTTTTATCTGGTGGTATGTCGGTGATAGGTGCCTTGGTCTTATTCCAGATAGCTGACCCGTTTGATACCAGGATCTCCTGCTTATCCAATAAGTCCTGTACCCAGTAAGCAATCTTAACGCGAGGGTCAGAGAATGTTCTGAGGAAGAATTCAGGATTAGTGTAAGCAATATCCTTGTAATCTTCCCTGATTGAATCGATCTCTCTGTCTTCGCTGGTCTCTGGGATGATGAATGGAATATTCAGATACTTGGCATGTGGCAACATTTCGCTGTTACGTGCATCCTGAGCGAGTTTAAATGCTTTCTCTCTTTGTGCTCCTTTCTCTGCTTTAGCACGATCGATAGCACCGAAATCAAGCATTTTATACATAGGCTTGGCGTTGTTATAACGCTGTGCTAATGGGTGTTGATTTTCGCATTGGTTCATGCACCAAAGGAAATTCATCCTTACCTGATCATAGGAAGGAATACGTAATTCGCCATCAACCATAACCAATGCATCTCGGTTGGTGTGATTCTCCAGAACTTTAGGAGATACTTCTTTCCCGCCTGGCTCCTGCTCATCTTTAAAGAAGGTCTGCAGACCATGGATGTATCTGATTGTTCTTGGCAGCCACTGGATCATCCTTCCCTTTTTCTGAAGTTCTACCAGCTGCTCTACCGATGTGGTATGCGGGATAGGCTTTGTATCTTCTGTCACATCGTATGGCCAGAGGATAATGTCTTCAATCTTTAAATACGTTGGAGGTCTCGTGTTTCCAATTCTGTGTGCGGGGTCGATTGTTTGAATCTTCCGGAAGTAAGTCAGCGTTGCTGTCTTCTTCAGTGATGGGGCCTTGGTAGGTTTAGGTGCCATTTTTAACGTTTTGAGGAGGGCTGAGTTTACAGTGCTCCGGTTAATGATGGCATAAAATTAGGGGATATGGTAAAATAAAAATTAAAAATATTTTTGGGATATCAAATGAAGATGTATTTTCACATCGTCAATCCGAATTAAGTAGGCGTGTTTAATTCGGGTTGGATGGAGAAGGATTCACATCCCTACACCCTCCCACCCGGTTACAAACGCCTTTGTCACCGGGTTTTTTTTGCCCGTAACACATGGATTGTCTGGTTACTGCACAGACAGATGGGCTAACGACCATCAACCTATTTTTACCTCAAGAGAGGATGTTTAAGGTAGTGTGTAGGGAATGCGGAAGATGTTCATCTTTTGTCCGGTTACCGGAGTGATTAAGGGGGCTACGTTTATACGGAGAATACCAGTAATTCACTTTTCTTCAAAGTCGAAATTTTCATAGTTTCGGCTTTTAAGGAAAAGTGTGTTTGAGAGCAAACGATTACCAAAGAATTATAACAAAGTATGATAGGGAAATACATAGATAAAAGATTAAAAAACAGAGTTAGTTCCTTAACTAAAAAAGAAGATATTATTCAAAAGATATGTATCCTATATTATTC